TGACGACGTCCACGGTCTCCTCGGGCTTGCCGGTGCCGGTGCCCTCGGTACGGCGGATCAGTTCCACCTTCTGCCCGACGAGCGGCTTCAGTACCGCGGCCGGCCCGGTCCCGGCGGTGTTGTCGTAGACGCCGCCCATCGACCCGGTGCCGTCCTTCAGCCCACCCTCGTACACGTTGCTGTTCTTGCCGTACGTGGTGGTGTTGTGGGTGGCGCCGGTGCGGCGCAGCATCGACGTGTTGACGTAGGCGGACAGGTCGTCCCCGTCGACGGAGATGTACGTGTGCCGGCCGTGTACGAACGCCATGTCAGTGCGACCTTCCCGTGATTTCGAGTACGAACTGATCGCCCGCGCTGGTGGCCATGACCGCCGGCTCGGCCGACTCCGGGAACAGCGGCGTCTGCGACTGCAACGCGGCGATGACCAGCAGCGCGTGGGAGTCGAGCCACTCGGACGCCTTCCGCTCGTCCTGTGGCAGGAACACCACCACCGTCCACTCGGGCCGCCACACGATGCCCTGATCCCGGGTCAGCGTCGGCAGGGTCGGCCACGCGTCGCCCGGCTTCGGGGTACGCGGCCGGTACTGGTGGCCCTCCACCCCGTCCACGGTGTCCAGGGCGGCGGCGATCGCTGCCCGGTCGGTCTGGATGCCCATCAGCCCACCACCAGCCGCCGGTGCGGCGCTTCGAGCCGCCGCACTTCCTGGTCGACGCCGGGCAGCACCGTGTTGCCGGCGTCGGCGTCGCCCTGGAGCACGGCCAGGGGCAGCTGCCGCAGCGCGAGGTTGCGCATCACCCGGCGCAGCAGCGCCTGCCGAAGGTCGTCCGGGTAGACGGCGCCGACGCGGCACCGGGCCCGCTGAGCCGCCGACTCGGCGTCGAGCGCGTCCTGAATCTCGTCGGTGGTGTGGCTGGTCTCGCCCAGGTAGTCGACGACGTCCGCGACGACCGGCATCGCGGTACCCGCCGTGGTGGCCATCGCGTACGCGGCGAAGTCGACCGCCCCGTAGCCGCTGGACACGGCCCGGGCGATGTACCGGCCCGCGGTGCCAACCTCGTACGTCGCCCGGTAGTCCCCGGTGGCGATGGTCTCCACGGTCGGCGTTGCGGTGGTGCCGCCGGGCAGGGTGACCGTCACGACCGGCGCGGCGTCGGCCGCGTACCCGTCGGCGTCGGTCACGCAGACCCGGATGGTCCACACCCCGCCGATCGGCAGCAGCACGCTCGTCGAGCTCGACGCCTGCACGGTCATGACGGTCACCTCCCCTCGGTGGTTTGTTGGGTCCCAGTGGGACCTATCAGGCGGTGGTGTCGTAGATGACCTGGCGCACGCCGCCGATGTCGCTGTTCGCGAACGCCTTGTAACCCCAGATGCCGAGCCCCACCTTGGCCACCGGCTGGTACGTGGTGTTGTCGTCCGACCCGCCCGGGAACTCCAGCCGCTGCGGGGCGGTGGCCCAGCCGTGCACCGTGGTCGGGTCGAACAGCCACGAGTTGTTCGGGCTGCCCGCGGTCGAAGCCAGGGCCCACGACGGCACGCCGGTCACGCCGGCCAAGTCCAGCGTGCGGAACCGCGACGCCGCGGTGCCGTTCGCGTTGCTCGGCGACAGGATCGGGTACAGCGGCCGCTCCGACGCGTCGCGCGCCGCCGCGAACTTCTTGTACAGCTCCTTCTCCAGCGCGAACGCCTCGAAGTCGTAGCCCCGGATGAACTGGAGGTCGGCCACCGCGGCCTCCCAGGCTGCCGCCAGCGTCTCGTCGGCCGAGCCGGCCGGCAGCGTGATGTCGGTGGCGGCGGTGAGCGTGTTCAGGAACGTCGCGGTGGCGGACTCCAGACCCTCGCGGTACCCGCGGACCATCTGGTTCCAGATCAGCGTCGACACGGCCGGGTTGCCGCCCATGTCCCACACCTCACGCGTGATGTACGCCTTGCCCGACAGGGCCGAGGGGGTGACCGTCTGGTTCGTCGTGACCAGCGTGCCGCCGGTGGGCTCGGTGCCCTCGGTGTGATCGCCGACCAGGCCGCTCGCCGAACTGAACTTCGGGAAGATGAACGGCGTGATGCCGTTGGGCGGTGCGCCCTTGTTGACGAAGTTCCACAGCGGCGTCCGGTACTCCCGCTGATCCACGTACATGTCCGGCCGGTTGATCGACGGCGTGACCTCGTTGATGTCGGCCGAGTCGACGTCGAACGTCGCACGCAACAGGGCCATGACCCGCCGGCCGGCGTCGGTCTGGTCGCCGCGGACGTCGCGGGCCTGAGCCATCGCGTGCAGGTCGGCCGAGAAGACGTGCTCCTGGCCGGGCACGAAGTTGCCGCCCCGGTCGAACCGGTACGGCAGCGCCTCCGCGACGAACGTCACGGGCGCCGGGCGGGTCGGGTTCACCACCTGCCGGGTGTCGGCCGGCGTCGGCTCGGCGGGCGGGTCGGCGGGCCGATGCTGCACGGCGGCGAGCATCGCGGCCACCTCGTCGGCGGCGAAGGTGCGGGCCGGCGCCTGGCCGGCCGGGTCGGCGGGAACCGTGGTCGGCTCGACGTCGGGCATGGTCTCTCCTTCAGCGGTACGGCTCGCGGCCACACTGGTCACGCGGGCGTCATCGAAAGCGGGCATCGCCGTCAGCGACACCTCGCGTAGGTCTGCGCGGTTGACCAGCAGCGTCGACCGGTCCCGCGGGTCGGTGGCGGCGTCGCCGGCCATGAAGTCCACCCCGGCGGACAGCCCGTCGAGTACGCCATCCTCGGCCAGGGCCAACGCTTCGTCACCGGCCGGACCGCGGGCCACCTTGAAGCGCACCTTCAACCCCTGGTGCGACTCGGTGAGGCTGACCGCCCGGCCGAGCGGCTGTCTCGGGTCGTGATCCCGCAGCAACTTGACCCGGCCCGGGTCCGTCCACCGCAGAGCGCCCTTCGCGAACCGGTACCGGGTGCCGCCCTTCATCCCGACCTTGCCGTACGGCATCGCCAAGCCCTCGATGATCCGGGCCTCCCGGTCCACCGAGAACCCGGTCACCTCCATGTCGGCGAAGGTCAACCGGTCGGCGTCGGCGAACGTGTGCGCCGGCGTGGCGGTCGACTCCGACCGGACCGGCGGCGGAGGTAGCGCGTCTGTCCCATCCGGGACAGTCGGCGGCGGGGCGGGGGTCGGCTTCGGGCGCGGCGGCTTGCCCGGGATGTCTTCCTCAGCACGGATCCACTCGGCGTCAACCACGCCCATGCCCTCCAAGCCCTGGTAGTACGCCACCCGCTCAGTCGGGTTCGCCCTCATGTAGTCGTCGAGGTCCCACCGGACCCGCTGACCGCGCTTCGTGACGTCCCCCATCGACAGCCGGTCGGTGATCGCCTTCATGTACGGGCTGAGGGTGTCGTTGATGCGGTCCCGGCGCCGGTCCACCGCGTTCGCGTACGTACGCGAGGTGGTGGACACACCTACGTCTTCCGGGTCGATGCCCAGGATGTTCGCCAGATCCAGCGCGGCCCGCTCCTGCAGCTGCACCAGCTGAAGATCGGCGGGGGTCGGCTGGTCCACGGTGTGGTGTTCCAGCGCCGCCGGCACGTACGCGGTGGCGCCCTGCTTCCGGGCCGCCCGCCACGCCGTCAGGATCTCGCGTACCGCGTCGTCGTCGGCCGGGTCCGCGCCTTCCTTCGGCTGGAAGTAGTCCAGCGGGCGAGGGTTCTCCGCGTACATCGCGGCGGCCTGCTCCAGCAGCACCGCCCGCCGAATCGACCGGGCGCCGGCCACCAGCACCGGCGGATTCGGCGAGTCGAACCGGATGATCTCGGCCGCCGGCACCGGTGCGCCGTCGACCCACACCACCGCCTGCCGCGGATCCCGCCCGTGCGGCAACGGCGCCGGGGCCCGCACCGAATTCGGCGGGTTCAGCGTCACCGTGGCCGGGTCGAGCCGCCGCACCTGCGACGGGTAGCCGTCCCACCCGAACCCGGTGATCCGCCACCAGGCGATCGAGTCGAACAGCAAGTCCTCCAACGTCTGCGTCAGGTGGACGACGTTCGGCACGTCCGGGTCGAACTGCTCCAGCAGCGGCGTACGCACCGGCTCCCGGTCGGCGTCGACCAGCACCAGCGGCAACGTGGCGATCGAACAGATCATGTTGCGGGCCCGCAGAACGGCCGGGACGGTCAGCGCCAGGTCCCGCGACACCGGGCCGGTTCCCCGGCCACCCAACTCCCACAGGTATTGGGCGAACGGCGTCGACGGCGGGCCGGTGAACGTGGCGGTGGGCAGGCCGATGAAACCCCTGACCTTCGCCCACAATCCCACGACCGAAAGCGTACTCCATGCGGCGTAGAGAGATCGTCAGCTGACCACGATCACGCGGGGTTTCCCCACCGGCTTCGGCAGCGTCCGGGCCAGGTGGACCGCACCGGCAGCCGCGTACGCCGCGTTGACGTGCCCGCTCCCGCCCTTCCGTGAGAACACCCACGCGTCACCCCGGGCCAACCGCTCAGCCGCCAGCACGTGCGCATCGAGCAGCGGATCACCGGAGTGGAGCACTTGCTCGGCCCGCACCAACTCCGCGAAGCCCATGCACACCGCCGGCACCTCCGCCCGGATCTCCTCCACCTTCACCCCTGGCGGCGGCCACCCGGTACGCCCGGCCCGGCGCCGGTCGGCGAGGGTGGCGGCCATCGCCGCGGCCGGCCCGGTCGGCAGCCAGCCGAAGGCCTTCGGCCGGGCCCGGGCGATCAGGGCAGGGATCGCCCGCTCGGCGTTGGCCACCGATTCCCACGCCGCCACCGGCTCGACCCGCACCCGGCCGTCGTCGAGCACCGCGGCGGCCACCAGGGCGACGTGCGCCCCGTCCGGCGAGGCGTCGACCACCATCGCCACCCGATCCCGCACCGCCTCCAGGTCCCCCGGCGCCTCGCACCGCTCCCACGACTTCGGGTCGATCGCCGGGTTCAGCAGCGGCACGAACCGGCACAACACCTCGATACGGAAGTCAGCCTCAGCCGACCCACCAGCACGCTTCGCCCGCCGAGCCGGGCCGAGCAGGTCATCCCAGTGGATCCGCCGGCCGGCGTTCGGGTTCGCCTGCGCCAGCGCCAGGGGGTCGTCGACCTCGCACCCGTCCGGCCCGGACCACTCGAACAACCCAACGCGTTCGTCACCGGTGCCGGTCTCGATGAACTCCAGCGCCCCGTCCCGCAACTCGTGCAGCACGATCGCCGACGCGTCCCCCGCGTTTGTGATCGCCCACGCCTGCCCGTGCGGCCGAGCCGTCATCGCGTTGTACGCCGCGTTCCACACCGCCCGCGTCTGCTGCTCCCGCAACTCGTCGACGATCAGCCTGTCGATCCGCAAGCTTCGGCCGGCCCGCCGGTTCGCCGCGGCGATCTTGTACCGGGTGCCGTGCGACGTCAGCAGCCGCACATCGTTGTTGCCCTCCTTCACCGCCGCCGGCGAACGGCCCTCCGGAAGCTGGGCCGCCAGCACGTCGGTTGCCTGCGCCAGCTGCACCGCCTGGTCCCACGCCTCCTTGGCGTAGTCCAGCAGCGTGGACACGCCCAGCACCAGCGGATGCCGCTCGACGAACAGCCAGAACAGGGCGAGCACGGTGAGCAGGTGCGTCTTCCCGTTCTGGCGGGCCACCAGCGTCACGACCGTCCGGAACCGCGGCCGGCCATCCGGCAAGAGCTCACCGGCGTGCTTGACCAGCCATTCCTGCCACGGGTCGAGCGGCATCCCCAGCACGTCCCGCGCGAAGTCGACCACCGCGTACCCGTACGACGTCTTCCGGTTCAACCCCCGCAACGGCGGCGTGAAGATCCGGGGCTGCGTGCGGCCCATCGGGAGCTTCCCGGTCGAATCAGTCACGGTCGGGTCCTATCTGGTCACTGAGGGAGAGAGAAAAAGGACAC